GTTGGTAATGCTGCACTTTTTATTTTAGAAAAATCAATTCCAATCTTTTTTAGTTCATCTACTTCATCGGGTGTAAAATCGCTGGTAGATACAGCTACAGGTTTATCGTCAACTACACTACTCTTAGAAGAAGATACTCCTGCTTCTTCTTCTAATTTTTTCAATTTTATTTTCTGTAAAAGATTTTTTTCTTCTTTTTCTAGTGTCTGTGTTTCAATGTCTACAACAGCCTGTTTATCGGTGGCGGCTAAAATTTGTTTATTAGTTTCTTTTGCTACAGGATCGACTGTTGTTTCTGTTATTTTGCTATCTACAGAGTCCGAACCTTTTAAATCTAATTCACCGTAATCTGCTTCAAAGTCACCAAAGTCGTATCCCATACGTGCAGCAAATGAACTAGCAGTGCTAAGACCTAAAGACTGGGCCATGTACTTTTCAAACGCTGTAAAATACTGCCCACTTTTAACACGTTTTTTTGCATCATCTACGTCGATGTAAAACGCTTCCATAACTTTGTTATCTAGTTCATCATCAGAACCTGTGTGAGATATAATTTTTCTAGCAGCGTCAACTTCACCCATCCCGTTTGCAATAGCTGATGCAGTAATACGGCGAAGATCAGAGTATTTAAACTTAGTTCTTAAAAGGGCGTTAGCTTTAACATCTTTTGGAATTTTAGGAACAATGTATTTATTTATAAGGCTTGTAACTTTGGTTGTGTCCATGTCAGGAAACAATTCTTGTGTGGGGCCAGCTTCATTAAATCTTTTGTTAAAAATTTGCCTAAGAACAGGGCCTAACACCCGGTCATCACCTATTTTCTTTAGACCTTTTCCTGCTTGTCCCGGTTCTACAGGATTTACTACAGTGCCTGTGTTAACATCGTAGTAAGGACGCTGTGGAGTTACACGAGTAGCAAATTCTGCTGTTTGACGGGTGCCTGTAAGGTCACTTCCTCTCATGCCCATCATAGCACCTAATACAGCATCAGCAGCCACTTCTCCTTCTGCTTTACGAATAACAGAAATTTGTTCAAGTATTATTGGAAGTATTTCTGAGGGTATAACCCCTCGTGCTAACTTTCCTGTGCCTATAGAAGAACTTGTGTTAGTTAATTTGTTTCTGATAACGTTAGTAGCAGACGCCAGCATAGGGTCCATTATCTTTTTTACAAAGTTAGCAGAAAATGGACTTTCCGCAGTTTTTGAAAGGTCTTCAAGGTCAGACAAAGTGTTGTTCAAACCAAAATTACTTTGTAAAGTTTTTGATTGCGTTGTATAAGACAATACACCTGCAGCTTTTGAACTTACTTTTTTAGAAAAAGCTTTATGAAATTTAGCAGCAAATTCTTTTGTTTCGTCTAGATCATTAAATAGTGTATTTTCAGGAACGCCGTAATCATACATTTTAGCAATCAAACCATCACGAACTGTAGCTGTCCCGTTCGTAAGACGTTCTCTTACTTCTTTGTAGTCGGGTATATTTCCATCAGGAAACAACTGTTCTCGAAGTGACTTAAAAGAAATAAGTGCTGCTTTTTCTTCTGCATCTAATGTGGATAGAATGTCGCTCATTTAGTATCCGAATACTTCATCTTGTACTTGATGTACGTGGTTTTTTATGGAATTAAGTTGCTGATGTATTGATGCGTAGCCACTCATGCGTGTCATCATCCCGTAGCGCAGCGCGTCGTATGCGTGATCTTCAGCCTTTGTATCTACATCTTCACTGTTTGTTTTAGACAGGGGTATGCCCGCTACTTGTTTTATTATGTGCTGGCATGTAGAAAAGAAACGTAGGCGGGGTTCTTTTGTGTAGGGGTTGTCGGCTAGGCGTCGGTGTATTTCCATCTTGCCTTGTATGCGATTACGATCAGATGGTGTCCACCTGACTCCGCTTCGCATCATTACTTCTGCTATAGACGGACCAAAGCCTGTCTTGTTCCAACACGAAGAATCCAATACAGTGTAGTGTGGTACTGGGTCAAGTTGTTCTGCTTCTAGTATTCTATCAGCTAATTGCTCTGCTGTCAAGTGTTTTTCGTATAATTCTCTATATATCCAGATGTTGTTGTCCCAGTCGATTGCACCCCACAGGACACACGACGGTGCAGCGTACCCGTAGTCAGCCATTCGTATGCGAGGCCAGTTGGTTGGCATTTCGTACGGCTCGACCACATGCTTGGTTCGTGAGAACTCAGGAAAGGCTGCTCCCTCTGCTACATCCCAATCCCCTTCAAGAAGTCGTTTGCGTTCAACTTCGGGAAGTGATCTTAGCATGGACTCGTACTGTCCGTCTGCCATAAGGTGCGGATTGTCTGTCAGCCGTGCAGGAACGAACTTGCGATAGAACAGAGGCTGTCCTGCCTTTTCGTGGTTGTGAGGCCAAACGAACGGCTTGCCCGTGTCTAAGTCAAAAGCAGGGTAAGCTTTGTTTTCTGGTGTTCCATCGATGTACATCTTTTTGACCCACCAGCCACCCACACCTCCGGGGTTGGCTGTGCAGCGCATGTACAGGTGTTGCTGAAGTTCAGGATCAGTAGAACGAAGCCTAGAACGCAAATAGTCCCACACGTACGGTGTAGGATACTGTGTGATTTCATCTATACCTATCCAGTTAAACGCTTGTCCTTGAAAGCGTGTTACGTCTTTGTCTTTGTCGAGGTAGGTGAACCAGATGGTTGCACCGGATGGAAAGTGCCACGTAGACTTTGACTCACGAAACTTCGCACCGGGAAACGCTTTGGGATACAGTTGGCGTGACTTGTCAATCAGTTCGGTTAGTTCGTCGAGAGTACGTCTAAGCAGTAGGCCACGATGGTTAGGGTTGTGGCAGTAACGAAGAGGATCGGCAAGAAGGGCAAACGACTTACCGCCGCCAGCAGCCCCACCGTATAACACGTCACGTTCACCAGCGGAAAGGAACTCTTCTTGGGGACCGGGGTTCGGCTGGAATACAACTTCGCTATCTTCAACGAGGTCGGCAACCGCAGCAGGTAAATCAGTAAGATCACCTTTGTCGATAACTGTTGTCTCTTTTCCAACAAGGGCTTTCTCTACTTTGCCTATATCGTTTTCTAGTCTGCGGGCGTAACGTCGTTTGTCTTCTGCTGCCTTTGTTGTTTTTTTGGCACGACGCTTGGCTGCGTTTAGTTTCTTTTGGACAGCACGACGCGCACGTTCCTTTACGGACAGGTTGTACGTGGCTTTGGGTGCGTCGGGGTCCTTTTTTGGGCGTCCTGCCACCTAGTTCTTCTCCGCGCTAGACGCCGCGCTACGACCACGAGAAGCTTTGCCGCCCATTGCCATTCTGTTTGTGCTGTATCTTTCTTTGATAGGCATCTTCTTCAATTCTTTGTGACGATCAAACTCTTCGTCTGTTAGTTCTTTTATGTTTTCAATAGCCAATCTTAGTATTTCACGATCACTTCTCATTAGTTTTTCTCCGATGATCCCGCCGCTTTGCGACCACGGTGGTTTTTTCTGATTGCTATTTTCATACCATCGATATTTGTGTATTCTTGTTTCTTCTTTGTTGACTTCTTGAAAGCACCCAAAGCTTGACCTAAAAGTATAGATGGGCGTGGACCTACTCTACGAAAGGCCATAGCCATGTCTTTAGGAGGTTCACCTGCGTACAAATCATCTTCAGTTAACAGTTTACGTTTTTTAGCCATCGATCACGACCTCTTTCTTTGGTGGCAGCAGGACTACGCCGTGTACTGCCGTTACGTTGTGGTTAATTTGTTCTGCTTGTTTGACACCAACACGGTTCAACAGGCTCTCAGCGGCCTTTAGACGTAGATCGTCACCTCGTTCGGGGGCGGGGTTGTCGATTGTGTCTACTAATCGGTTGGCTGCTTTGAGTGCGTTCATAGACAGTACGTCTTTTGTGCGGTCTACTATCTCATCAGCTAGATGTCTTCGTAACCACGCGGCACTACCCTTTGCGTATCCTGCGTCTACGGCTGCTGCAGTGACTTGACCACCGTTTTCAAACAGTATGTCTAGGAATTGTACTTGTTGTGGGGTCAATTCCCGCTTTTTGACTTGTGGTTGGGGTAGCAAGTTCACGTGTTCGTTCCTTTTTCGACGGTTAACTCACACTGTGTAGCTTTTACAAACATGTTTGGGGCTATTTCTTTTACTTCGCCTATCATTACACCTATTCGTGTGGTGCATTCAGCCTTTGTAGCGTACGGCCCCCACGAATCTTCAGCTATTATACATGAATTAGGCATGTACACGTTGCATATAAGCAGCATTGCGGTGAACATAGGGTTATCTTTCGGTTAAATGGGGGTAGGTAGAGCGTGTGTAGCCGCAATCTCACTCTTTTGTGCAAATGTGCTTTTGAAATTGGGGAGATGTGCTAATTACAAACTCAACCTACGACCCTATTATGACTATGTTTTACCTAAATGTCAACTAAAAAAAAATAAAGCTTGACAAATTGAACATTCGTAGGTATACTGGGGTATAACCCGCCGGGATACACCCCCCCCGCAGCACACATGCCGGGAGTACCCCAGTGGGTTACCCCAAAGCACTGTTTTTTACCTACCCCGATAACTCCTCAAATACAAAATCGATGGCGACATTGCTAGGCATATGCCGGGGGGTGGGGTGTCCCTTGCGCGCCCGCGCCATATAGGATTTTTTATTTTCTTCTTGCCAAGATTGCCGAGGTTGCCCCACCGCCTGACAGCCCCGCCACATATCCCCGCCACATAACGCCACCAATATATTCGCGCCCGCGCTCGCGTGACAGGTAATTTGTCATTTGTCATGCTGGTAATTTTGAAATGATTGCTTTTGATGCCATTAATCATAACACCACCCGAACACAAGCCCCGCCGGATTATCCCGCCAATACAACGCTATTGGGTATTAACTGGCATGTGGGCAAAAAAGAACCCCGCCAACTAGGTGACGGGGCTAAGTAGGGAGGTAAAACAGTAACCAGTTTATTCAGATGATACCTTATAGCCGACTGCGGGATTCGCCTTTTTGTATGAATCCTGATCGCCCGCATTGCCTACCATCTGGGATATCTTCTGGCCTGAGTCCAAGAAAATGTTAACTTCAAAAGCTGAACCATCCTGATTAGTGCCATAAAGCTTGAACACATCAAAGCCCTTATGCTTAGTGCGTTTGGCTGTAACAACAGCATTGCCAACTTCTTTAACATTATGAACGTGTGTTTCATGTGCGAATATTTGAACTTGCATTAGATAAACCCTACTCTATCGGTTGTTGATATGGACGGGCAAACCTGCCCGCCCCATTGTTAAACCACAAAACAGACTAAGCCGCAACCCTGTATATTCTATGATAGCCATTGCGACGGGTTCCAGTATTGCGGGTCTGGATGTTATAACCATTCTTTTTGATGATATGGATATACGCATAAACAGTTTGTTTTTTCAGATTCAGATTACCAGCAATAGTAGGAACTGCCACAAAACCCCGTTCAAGATAGCCAAGCACCTTAACCGCGTTTTTGTTCATAAAGTATTTATTGCTAGTCTTTTTGACTGGCTGGACGGTTAACGGTTCACCGTGCAAACCAGTGGCAACACCCATTGCAATAGGCTGGCGCACTGTTTTGACCAGTTCATCATCAATAAGCTTTTTGATGCGTTGGCGTTCATCTGCCCTAATGACTGCTTCAAAGTCATCAGACAATTCACTAAAACGGGCAATCAATTCTTTCGGTAAATATTTAGACATGTTGTTAGTTCTTTCTGCCACATTGGGCATTAGGATATTTGCAAAAACGCGGCAATTAATAAACACAAGAATATCAGCACCGCAGACCGATAAACAAACAAGACTATTTCAAGCATTAAGCCGCTATTCCTTCCAGATACTTCCAAGATGGGGATTCAGTAACATTACGCACCTGTTCGCCCCGTACGCGCTGGGTCACTTCCATACGCTGGCTTTTACGGCCTGTGGCACGTTCTATACCATCGTCACCCGTCCATGTTTCATTTGTATGGGTAGACCAATGAGTGAGAGCATTATATGCCGCCCAAAACGTCTGGCCTAGTTCTGGGATTTCTTCCTCAAAACGGTAAAGCAGATAGTTCATCAGTTTTTCATTTACTGGGTTACCTTGTTCTGCGCGGGTTGCCGCCGTGTTTTTATAGCAGACCGTTTCGGCTAATATCTGCCCAAACTGTTCACGGGTTAACTTGGCCTTTGTCCACTTTTCCATGAGTTCACGTTGGCCAGTCCACATATCAAGACTGTTCCCCGCTTTGCTTATCATGGCATCAGGCGATAAGTTCGCGGTATGTTTTGCCCGTTGCTGGTAGGATTTTTGACCACCAAATACAAGCGTATTGCGGCACAAATCACGATAAGCACCGCTAAACACTTGAAACGCCCAAGACATATCTATCGAATTAAATATATCCATGCGACACCGTACCAAGTCAGAACCGTCACCAATACCGCTTTCCAGATCGTTGAAATACACCGTCCGATGTGCGCGGACGCCATCATCGAAAAGTCTGTCAACAACGTCAATATTATTTAGTGGCAGTTCGCCGCCATCCATCAATTCAGCATGGCGATTAAACAGCCTATCATGGCTCACTAGATTATAAGTCTTAGAGACTGGCCTTGTATCCAAAACAGCCCCTGTTTTTGTATTCATCAAGGCATCATAGCCTTTTATTCGTACTGGCTCAATCAGTACAGTATCGTCTTGATAGGGAACCAGTGCCTCAAGTGGCACCCGTGACACCCCGCCAAAGTCACTAAACAATGACGTGTTGGCAATGTCTTTATGTTTCAGTTCATAACTGCCTGTCCTGATTTCCTTCACTTCACTAGGTATAAGATCAAACATGTTCTTTTATTCCTTTGTTGTTGTTGTTTCGTGGTAGTTCGTGAATCTAATCACATTAATAAATATAGCACAACTAATTAATAAATGGACGTGCCGGGCTACATTTATTTTTATTTTGTTGGTGATCGCCCCGCGACTCGCAACCACCGCCGACAGTCCCGTCCGACCCCGCCCCCGAAAAAACTGTGCAAGGTAACTTCCAGACTATCCCCATAAAACTTAGTGTCGCCCCGTTTGTCTCAGTGGGTTAAAAACAAAACTTGTTTATCAGGTGCAGACCAGCAAACAGTACAAGTGGCGCAAGATTCAGACTTGCCCGTCTGTTCAGGACAGACCAAGCTTTCGCCTTTTACTGGCTTGTACAAATCCGCGCTATTTGCTGAAAACTTAATGTCAGGTGCGTTGCTAAACCGAACCGAAAACCGCGAACCGAACAAGTCTTTTACTGTTTTGATAGCCCGCCCTATGTCGCTGGTATAGGTTCGCCCCGTGAATCCCCACACTGCCAAGTTATCAAAACGGGCAAGCAATGACTGCCACAGTTCGACATATTGCACAGAATAAAAGTCACCCAAAACATGTAAACGGATTATGACGCCTTTATACGTTTCACACAATTCTTTTACTTCTAATGATATGCGCCGTTCTAATTGTTCGCCGTGTTCAATACGATGCGCGAACATCATGTTATTACCGTAGCAATCATCCCAGTGATAGCATTCACGTGGACAAGTGGCGCGTTCTTCTAAAGTCAATGTATAGATTACATAACCCTTGAATTCGCCTTTTTTGATTACGGGCAATTTATCTTTTGATAGTTTTTTGTTTTTAGATTGTTTTAATACCTTGTGCGGATAATCACCCAAAAACTTTACGGATTTAGGGTACATGGTGAAAGCTGGTTTATTTATATCTGCCTTTTTCATTGCGTCATCTCCACATCTGCGCTTGTTTCTATCCAAACTTTCGCCCCGCAAGATAGCGGCTTATCAGGTGAATAGATAACCGTTGATTCCCCCAGAATCTTTACCGCGTGACAATAGACATTGCCGCGACTGGTTTTTACAGTGATAACGGGTTTGTTGTCAAAATTGCGGGCATTACTGCGAATGATATGCTGGTTTACGTGGATTCGCTTTTTCATGGCTTGTTACCTTGTTTTGTTGTGCGTACTAAAACAAGCTTTACGGGTAATATCCCCCGTGGTCAAGTGGTTTTATTTTGTGGCCTTGTTTTTTAAGGTAACACTTTGGACACCATAGCCCGCCGCCCGTCTTTACCATAGCGGGTTCATAGCAATCATCGCACAGGTAGTCACGCGATAGTGTCGTCCTGTTTGTCTTAGTGTCACCGCGTTTGTCATTTGTCAAAAGTTTGGTAACCATAGTGTCCCCTTGTTTGCCAGACGTTTTAGTGTAGACAGTTTGTCACGTTGTGCGTTTGTCACGGGTTTGTCGTGCCAGTCAGCGTCGTCAATTTGTCTGCGTAATGTTTTCATTTGCGTCATCACGTTTGTCAAGCGTGGGTCAACGTCAGGTGTCGGATAGGGGGGTGGTTTGTACATCGAACAGTTCACCTTGTTTGTCTCTGTTTAAGTCGTTGTACACATCTATTACGGACTCGCCGTGTTTGTCAATCCATTCGTCACGGGTCATACACGTTGCGTCTTCTTGCATTTCAATTAGCCAGTCTTTTACTTTACCCATCTAAGTCATCCTCTTTTGCATAATAATCTGTAATTTCACCTGTACCATCACAGTACCAACACTCTACAACTACGCCGACAAGTTCCCCGCCGCGTATCGGGTCAGGGCAAGCACGTTCTGTTTCCAACGTGCCTTCCCCGTCACAATCAATGCACCTAGTCGTTTTCATCGGTGTCATCCCGTACATCTTCGGCGTACTCATAGTCTGCCCAATTCTTAGTCTTGGAGAATACACCAATATCACGCAATACATATTCAGCTTCTTCCAATTCACACACTTGGTTGTATGTGATAAGCATTTTATCATCGGTGGTTGTGTTAATATCTTTTATTAAATTGATTACTTTCAGTAGTTTCTTGCGGTCTTGTTCAATCATGTTCACCTCCTCTGCCTCTACCCAGACCGCCAAAATACTGTGGCCTACGTCTGGCTGTTTCAAATATACCTGTAGTAATAAACACACCAGCTATCAGCAAGGCGTGTGCTACGGCACTGACACCAAAGACAGTAACAGAACCCACAGACATACCAAAGATAATACACCACATCCATGCCAGCACTTGCATTACCATGTGCCGTGTGTTGTTGTCTGGTATGCGTGACAGTGGGTTGTATCTGCTGTCCATGATTAGTTTGTATACTTTAATCATTATCATTCTCCTCTAGTGGTACCAGCACCCACTGTGAAAGCACATCATTATCATGCCACTCCCACTTAGCGGGGAAGTATTCGCCATCTATATACATTGTTGGTGTATCATTCATCATTGTACTCCTCATCATCTGTTGCAAACGCTAAACAAATTATACCCTCTGCACCGCTATCAACTTCATCAAACGGTAGTCCAACTTGGTTAAGACGGTCGCGCAAATCTTTTACAGTAAAAACCGCGTTGTGCAAAACCATTACGTTGCTTCCCTCACGTTCATGCCCGACTAAGGTATTTACATTTAGGTCATCACAGATGTATGAGTAGTCGTAGTTGGGCATGTTAAACAGCTTGACTGTGTCATCCTCATTACGGACATAATCATCCGCTTCAAAATCCGTTACGGCTATCGACATATCCCATACCACTGCACCATAGGTTTTATTTGGGTCAAACATTATCAATCTCCTCAAACTTACAACGTGTGTTATAATACGCCATCAACAGTGCGGCAACCTCTGGAAATCGTTCCCAGTCAACAGGTCTGCCACCTAATTGCATCTCAATCTCTGCGTCAAGTGCTACCAGTATAGCGTTAACTTCTTTCTTTGGTAGGTCAAGCATCATCATTGTCAATCTCCTCTACATCAAAATCTTTAAGGTAATCTTCCCAAATATAATCTACGCGCGCCAATTCCCATGCTTCGTCTTCGTTGGAAGCTTCAATATCGTCAATCATAACGCTAATGTAGACCTTAAACTTTGGCATCGTCAATCTCCTCCACTTCTACTTGTGAGTGGTAATCAGCATCGTATTCTTTCCAAATCAAATCAGGTTCAAAGGCCATACGCTTGGCTTGGTCAACGGATTCAGCGTCAACGGTGGCAACACATTCCACTGTATAGCTTCGGGTTACTTCATACTTGGGCATCGTCAGTCTCCTGTTTTGGATACCAAACATCTACATCACACCCACAATTAGGGCAATGCAAATTTGTAAGGATACTAAAGTTTTCTGTTTCATCTGATATGTCATGGTCACTGCCCCATATCAGTTCGTGCCTACAGTGCCAGCAGTTCATTCTTCTAACTCCACATACGCAGTGCTGAAGTCTTGGTCACCATACGTCCAGTCACCATCGTTTTCCACATCTATGCCAACACCAATCAGGTGCGTGGTCTGCTCTCTAGCAATGTCATGTGCTATGTTTCTTGCTTCATCTTCGCAGGTTGCCTCAATCTCAAAGTTGCGGTCATACCAAACACACAAGTCAATCTTGACGTTGTATAGTTTCTTTTGCATCAGCTTTATCCTTATGTTGTTTGCGTTGAATTACCCATACGACAAACAAACAGTGCCTGTCAACAAAAAAAAACAGGGGCAACAAATTAATGCTACCCCTGCTTTCCACACAACAACATGAAAGGTACTTACGAACTACCAACCTCGTAAGCAATGCCTAGTTTTAACAGGCTAGGCTTGTTCCTGTCAAGCCATCTTTTGCAATCGGATTCACTTTTTCCGACAAAAACAGTGATTAGTCGTAGGTAATCTACTGCTTGTTTTCTTTTAACAAGATCACGGCTGGTCAACCCCATACGAACAGATGATACAGGGGCAACTACTTCCCACCGCCAACGATTAATAATTTTTAGTTCAAGTGGCTTAGTCTTTAGATTCTGTTTCATGTTCTTCCTCTAGCACTTCCAAGTAAATATCTATGGCGTCACGGATAAGATCAGCAACAGCAACTTGTTCTAGTTTGGTCTTTTGTATCTGTTCTGCAATGTATGCTAACCTACCATACTGTTCTTCTTTCATCAACAGGTTGTATGTTTTAGTCGGTTCAAGTATTTTGTTTGGTCTTGGCATCAGTAATTTCTTTCCTGTGTAGTTTATCTTTACTAGATTGTCTTTTATCAGGTATAACTTGTTTACCAAACTTAGGTAACTGCTTAGCTATAGGGTTAATTTTATTAATCTTTTTCATAATGGGTTTTCCCTATAGGGTATTTGTTCTTTAGTGGTACGCGATTTGTCAACAGTCGTCAACTACTTTTTTTGTGTTGACAACATTTGTCGTATCGATTAGTTGTTAGTTTGTCTTTGACATTATTGAGGTACACAACGAATGAAATCACCAGCTTGGTTAGCAGGGTACGTCGAGTCCCTAGACTTTCCCGCACTGACAAGGTATCGATCTGATTGTCCTGTCTGTGCAAAGAAGAATACGTTTAGCGTATCTGATGACGGATTGCAACGCATGTGGTATTGTTTTCATGCTGACTGCAACGTGTCAGGTCGGACGGGTATTACGCTGACAAAAGATCACGCTTCAAAGTTGTTTGAAAAACAAATGACAAAACAGCCTGACCCAGTAGCTACATCGTTTGAACTGCCTACTACTTTTGTTAGTCTTTCCCGTAGTATAGATGCTGAACTTTATGTAAAACGTGTACAGTCTTACGATGCGTACCTCGCTGGTCGTGCCGACATACGGTATGACTTTCAGCGTAACAGGGCTGTGTATTTAATTAAACAGGGTAACAAAGTCGTGGATGCGGCAGGAAGATCGTTAGATGATAGAACACCTAAGTGGTATCGCTATGGTAGCAGTAGGATACCTTACGTATGTGGCACAGATTTACATCGCGCCATTGTTGTCGAAGATTGTGCTAGTGCTTGCAGTTGTAGTGGTGTTATCACTGGGGTGGGAATCTTAGGTACTAAT